TTGGAACTTCATAGACAGGTGTAAAACAATTATATTCAACAATAAAACTTCTTACCGTTTTATCTTTATCAGATGTTATGTATATTTTTTCCATGGTTTTATTATTTATAAAATAAATACATCTAATATTTGGACAACTAAATTGAAGAGAGATATTTTTATATAAATCGGATAAAGTATTATCTTTATAAATAATAAAAAATTCACTATAACCACATGATGTTTTGGTTACTTCAAATATGTACATACTATTAGGAATTTTTGTAATGAAATAATCCATTTTATTTTGGAATATATCTATCGTATTATCAAACGACATTTTGTAATATAATCATAAACCTATTTATTTATTTAAGTGAAAAAAAAGTAAAAGTATAAAAAAGAAATATAAAAAATATTTAATGATAAATGAAAAAATATAGGATCAAATAAAAATATAATTCTATAATATATGAAATCAATAACTAATTTATTAATACTTTTTTTTATTCTTATTGTTGTTGGTATATTTTATAAAAAATTTGAAGATAAACGTATATCTGAAGAAAATGATGAAAATTATAGTACCATTCAAAAATATTTGTTAGATGATGTTACTTTAGCTAAGAGTAAAAAACCGATATTATGGATTCATGTTCCTTATGAATACAACTCCAGAAAATGGTTGAGTTTTGGCTCACGTAGTTCATTTGATTTGAATCAACCCTATCTATATTTAACAGTAAAAAGTATTATTAATCAATGTGGTCAGTCTTTTACAATATGTATTATAGATGATAACGCATTTACTAGATTGATTCCGGGATGGTCCATTGATATGACACGTATATCTAATCCAATTTTAAATAATATGAGAACCATTGGACTCATGAAGTTACTCTATATTTATGGAGGACTTTTATGTCCGATATCTTTTTTATGTATGAAAGATTTAATAGGTCTTTATAATAAGGGAACTTCCGGTGGAAAAATGTTTTTATGTGAAACAACGGATAAAAACGTAACTTCATCTAGCTATAACTTTTATCCGAGTTTATCTTTTTGCGGCTCTCCAAAAGAAAATGTGATACTATTAAATTTAATTGATTTTATACAACGTATATCCTCTAAAGATATGACAGCTGAATCTGTGTTTTTAGGAGACTTTGACAGATGGTGTGAATCTCGTATTAAAACAAAAAAAATCAATTTAATTGATGGAACCGAAATTGGAACAAAAACAGTAGATGAGACACAGATTAGAGTAGAAGACTTAATTTCTAATCACTATTTAAACATATATCCAGGTACGTATGGAATTTTAATCCCTGCAAAAGAATTACTAAATCGTATTAAATATCAGTGGTTTACACGTATGTCAGCAAAACAAGTGTTAGAATCAAATACAATTATTGGCAACTATTTGTTATTGTCAAATGCGCCAGACTATGAACGCGGCGTCATAGAACCGTTACAAATAAGACCAAACTGGGTTGGTTTTTGGAAAACTCCTAATTATCCTGGATTGTATGGATTAAAACCCAACTTTTTAGGAGATCATCTTATTAAGCAAAGCTATACAGGAAGATAGTACAAAAAAGTTATTGAAAGACAGTTAAAATAATAATTAAAATTCTATTAGAAAAATGTGTTTAATTATTATTATAATTTTAAACGAATAAATAATAATAGTAATGAATGAAATTGGTTCTTTGTTCTTAGCGACGCTTGTTTTAGCAATCGGCGGAATGGGATTATATTATTACAAGGTATTTGACTTAAATGAGAATGAAAATGAAAATGAAGATACATTGGAAGACCAAGAAGAAGAAAATCATGATAATGAAGACTATGAAGAGAGTTACGAAGAACCCGAAATATTTGAAAAAAAATCACGTCCATCTAAATCCAAAAAAAATAGAAAAAAAACTCTAGGAACAAAAAGAAGATATTACTACTAATACTACTAATACTAATAATACTAATAATACTAATACTACTAATACTATTAGTTAAAAAGGAATAGGAATTTTATAGTTAAAATGATAGATATAATAAACAATTTCGTATAATGAATGATCATATTTTATTTGAGACGTATAAACAATTTTATTTATATTACACATTTGTCTTAAAATAGTGGTAAAACTATTATATTTAATAGGTTCTTCTAAATATTTTTGCTTAGAAATATGATAGTATAATTTAGATTCTTTTATAAATTCATCAATAATATCATTGTACCATCCTTTTTTAAACGCATTAACATTAAATACATAATATTTATCTGTTTTTACGCATGTTTTTTCCAGTAAATTAAATAATATTTCAATAGGAGGTATTTTTTTAAATATTTGTTTTGACATTACTTATACTTACCAAATATTTAATTTTTGATAAATTCATAACAAAATATGAATTAAATTATTTGTAAAAAGTGCTAATTCTATTTCGTCTTCATGAATGTTATAAAAAAATGTAATATATTTGCAAATTAAAGGTAATATTTTGTATTTTTGTAGCTCATTTAAAGAAATAGTGTTTTTAATAAAAATAAAATAATTATCTAGAATATCCATAACAGAATATCCTTTATCAAATATATCATAAATAATATTAATTGCTTGATTTAAATTTTTATTTAATATACATTTTGTATAGTCTTCAAATATTAAAAAACTTATGTTGCAACACAATTTTTTAGCAATGTTCAATGTTATTTTATGATTGTACAACTTGAATTTCTCCATGTAGTTTACAATAATTTTAATATTATGATTAGAAATATTAATTATAAATTCTTCTACACATGGATCCATATCAATATTTTCAGATATTTTTATTTTATTTATTAAATTCATTAATTTTTCTTTATTTAATGAATTAATTTTGATAATTGTAAAACGCGATTGAAGACTTTCTATTACTTTTTGAATATTATTACATGAAGATATAAAATGAACATTGTGACTATACTTATCTATATAACTTCTAAATACTTGTTGACTTTGTTCATTTATTAAATCAATATCATCTAATACAATAAATTTTTTTTTATTTTTTATACTACAACATGTCTGGCAAAAAGTTTTAACATCTGATCTATAATAATTAATTCCTTGTTCTTTCAGACTGTTAATATAAAGAATATTTTCTTTATAATCTTTTAATAAGTGTCCTTTGTAGTATTCATTTATAACAGTATTTAATAAAGATGTTTTACCGGTAGATATATCACCAACCAATAATAAATTAATGTTATTCATATCAATGAGTGTTTGTAAAGTTTCTATGAGTTCTTCATTAATTTCATAATCATTAAACAAAATAGGTTGAAATTTATAAACAAAAAGTTTATTGTCTATTTCCATTAATTATTATACGTAATTTTTTATTTAAGTATATCTTCATTAATAATATTAATAAAATGTCTGAAAATTATTACGAAATTTTAGGTGTAAATGAAAAAGCGAGTCAAGCTGAAATTAAAAAAGCCTATCGCAATCTATCTATGAAATTTCATCCTGATAAAAACAACGGGAATCAAGATTCGGTTAGTAAATTTCAAAAAATTAATGAAGCTTATGAAACTTTAGGAGACGAAGCAAAGAGAGAAGAATACAATTTATCCCGAAATAATCCTTTTATAAGAATGAATAGTAATTATGGAGGAGGAGCAGGAGGAATGGAGGTCCCCATAGACGATATTTTCAGTGCTATTTTTGGAAACAATGGATTTCCACCTGGTTTTGGGCAAGGATTTCCACCTGGTTTTCCAGGACCAAAAATTCATGTTTTTCATGGTGGAAACCCTATGAATTTTCATCAAGCAATGCAAAAACCTAGTCCAATTATTAAAAACATATCGGTGAATATAGACCAAATTTTATTAGGCTCTACGGTTCCGGTAGAGATTGAGAGATGGATTTTAGAAAGTGGAACAAAAATATTTGAAAGAGAAACCATCTATGTTAATATTCCCAAAGGAATGGATGACAATGAATTAATCATATTAAGAGACAAAGGAAATATGATGAATGAACATTGTAAAGGAGATATTAAATTATTTGTAAATATAAATAATGATACACCATTTAAACGATCAGGATTAGACTTAATTTTAGAAAAAACAATTACATTAAAAGAAGCATTATGTGGTTTTTCATTTGAAATAAAATACATTGATGGAAAATCATATACTTTAAATAACAATAGTGGAAACATTATTTCACCAGAATATCGTAAGATCATTCCAAAAATGGGATTCACTCGTGATGAACATGTAGGAAATATGATTATTATTTTTCATATAGAATTTCCTGAAAAGTTAAATGAAAGTCAAATAGAAAAGCTAAAAGAAATATTCTAATATTCTAAAACCGATCTTTCATTTGTCTCTTTGTAAAAAAGTTATAATAATTATTTATATATAATTATTATATATAATGGCAGGAAGACCTCATAGAATTAGAAGTATTAAGTCTTATATAAATAATATAGATAATCACACCTTTTCAGGACCTATGAAAATGGGAACTCCACCAAGTATAGGAAAAACTAGATATTACTGGCATAATTATTTAGTTAACTGTAATCAAAACCCAAATGCTGTTAAGAAAAGTTATGCAAACATGGTTTTTTTAAGTATCAATCCTGCACAAACACCTGTTCCAGCAGGATTTAAACCAACAAGTAATTATAATTATTCTTATAACCCGCCACCAGGAGTAGCTTTTTATGATGCCAATACTAAATATGACAACCATTTTATTCGTCCTTATAATCCACCAGCGCAAGTAAATACATATGGTCCAATTATTAATTATAATAGACAATTTGTAACTCCTTACACTCATCAACTTTAGTTACTTTAACGAGGATAATTCGTGGCTGGAGATATAAATTGACTTACTGGGGTTCCTGGGAATGGACTTGGTGGATATGGAAAATAACCATTTGGATTACTTGTATAATTATCATATCTTCCCAAATAAGTATAAAAGGGTCCACATTGATTTCCTTGACAGACCGTAGCTAATCTATTTTTCGCTCGCCTATTAGATGTATTAGAAGCACCTACACCTCCAGTTCCAGGTTTAAATTTATTATATAAATAAACTTGACTATTACATGTAATATTTCCACCGGGATTAAATTTTGTACTTCGTCTTCCACCTACACCAACATTTTTTTTGTATAAAAACCCTGGAAAATTGGTTGTACTTCCATACCAAAATTGTCCATTTGAGTTACTTCCTGAACCAAAAGCTTTCCAATTTGACATTTTTATATATTATCAATATATTTTATTGATAATATTTTATTGATAATATTTTATTGAT